AATCTGTCCTTAAAACCTATCCAGATGCAACGCACCTTGGCCAGATCATTAAAAAAGATGTCAAAGACACCACCGGTTTACCTGTTTGTGTAGGCATTGGCTCTAGCAAGACCTTGGCCAAGTTTGCTAACCACCTGGCTAAGAAGCACCCACAATTTGCAGGCGTATGTGATGTTGAGAGCATGCCCAAGGAAGAGCTCTATCAATGGATGAGTGAGATACCAGCAGGTGAGGTATGGGGTATTGGCAGACAACTGGCTAAAAAACTCAAACTACTGCAAATCAATACCGTCTTTGATCTCTTGCAGGTATCACCACAAACTATGCGCCAACAATTTGGCGTTGTGATGGAAAGGCTTTGTTATGAGTTGCGTGGCGTATCTTGCCTAAAGCTAGAAGAAGTAGCGCCAGCTAAACAGCAAATTATTGCCTCACGTAGCTTTGGTAAGTTAGTGACCAGTCTAGAAGAGCTAGCAGAGTCGGTTGCTACACATGCTGCTAGAGCTGCAGAAAAACTCAGAACCCAAAACTCGGTTACGGGCGCGATCAGTATCTTTATTGAAACCAATCCCCATAAACAGAACGAGCCCCAATACGCCCAAAGTATCACGATCGCATTACAGAACCCAACCGATAACACACTCAAACTTACCGACGCAGCAATTGAGGGTCTTAAGAAAATCTACCAAAGTGGATTTAGATACAAGAAGGCCGGAATTGTTCTTAATCTTCTGTCTGACAAACCTACCGTGCAGCAATCGCTGTTTGATGACGTAGAGACCAGAGGCAAATCCGCTGATCTCATGAAAGCCTTAGATTCGATTAACAGTCGCTTTGGCAATGCAGTCATTCGTTCGGGGGCAGCAGGAACCAAGCAAGCCTGGCAAATGAGATCAGGCAATAAGTCACCGAACTACACCACCCAGTGGAATGAATTACCAGTCGTGCGCTAGGAAAAGATAAAAAAGATGAAAGCGCAAGAAGAAAAAGACTCCGAAAAACAACAAAATGAGCACTCATTTTTACTAGCTCATTTCGTGAGCTTCAAAGACCTTATTCTTAAAACACAGTAGCAAAAATTGAAATAACAGTAACAAAAACAGACGAGCAAAAAAGGAGAAGCAAATGGAACTACTCAATAACTTTAACGGTCTATCACTAGCAGCCATCATGGTGTTGTCTTACTTCGCAGTATTGAAAAGCACTAAGCGCGATAGCTACCAGCAAAAGCAAGCAGCACTAAATCGCCGCTATCAGTAAGAGAAAAATTCAGCAGTAAAAATTAGCAGCAGCAGGTAGTAAAAAAGTAGCAAAGAGCCTAGAAGGGGAATAAGGAAATCACGGATTCCTTATTCCCTAGTAAAGGCTTTTTTATTTAGCTTCTAGAGCTTTGCGCAGAAAAGGGTCAACATCCGCTTGCCCCAGTAACCACTGTTTGTAACTACTAGGCACATCGGCTAATAGCATCCCTTTATGTTTGCCAAAGGGCATGGTCTTCGGAATTCTGGCCTTCTCAGACATCTCCCAAAAAGCATCCAACGAGGCGGGGTGCAGTTTCTCAATAATCTTGCCAACAATCTTCGAGCAAATCCACACATCCGCTAGTGCGCTATGGGCATTGCGCAATTGATCTCTGGCAGTATCTCGCTCGAAGTAATAGAGCAGAGCGCTTTGAGTGTGGCTATCAAGATCAGGCCAAAGACTGCGAGCCAAAGCAAGCGTACAAATACGCTTTACTTCAGGGCTGCCAATTGCCACCCAGTCAAAGTCAATGTTGTGACCAATCAAGTATTTGGTGCCAGCAGGTAACTTAAAAGAAGTGCTAGGAGGGCAGCTAACAAGTTCCTCATCCATGATGTGATGGGTAGCAAGAGCACCAAGACTAATCGGTTTACCAGGGTTGTAGCGTTGCACCCAAGGGTTGCCCACATCCAGCGGGGACAGGGAGGTGACATCAAGTGATGCAGCTTCAATAATGACGGCATCGTTTTTATCGGTTGCTTCAACATCGAAAATAATGGCTTGGGACATGGGTGTATTTCTGTAAGTAGTCAGTAGGCTCATTGTGCCTTGAATCAATTAGGCATATTGACTTTGTAATCAAAGGTCAATAAAATAAAGGCTACATCAAGAGATGGCTTTGTCGCCACAGCAACCTGCTAACGCTAGTAAGGTGCTAAAAAGATGAGACCCAATACAGCGGGTAATCAAAAGCGACAAACCCGCTCATTGGTGGGTTTTTTATTGGGCCAAAGCTTCTCTAGCTCAATATTTGAGCTCCCAAGTCTTGATAATTTGTTGGTAGAGATTAATCATTTATTTGGAGGTCTTATGCGCGATTACACATACTTAAGAATCGAGCCAAATCAACCGTAAGGGCAGCGCTTACTTGCAGCTTTGGCATTCTCAAAGTGATGTATCAAAGAGATCCGAGTCGGGATGGCTACATTCAGGGGCGCATCAATGATGCCCAGGAAAATCTTCTAGCGATCCAAGATCTAGCTCTAGACCTTCAAGATGAAAAGCAACGCCATCAGCATGAAGCCAAGCAAGCTGAATTAGAAGAGCTCATTAAGTCATTACAAGAGCAGTCCGAAGTGCAGTCAGCTGAAGGCTTGGTAATAGATAGAGTCCTTACAGAAAACCTACTCATCGATCCCTCTATTTGTGAGTTCTGGGATTACACCGATGCAGATTGGATCTGCCAGATTATCCCCATGAAGCGTGGTCAAGCTGAAGCGCTTTACAAAAAGAACCTAGCTAGTGCCAAGATCTACCAACCAGGCCAAGGCGAAACATCCCATAGAAAAGCTAGACGTCTAGCTTCCATGCACCTCGATGCTAAATCTGCCCCAGTAGTAGACGATCAACAAATAGCCGTGCTAGAGATCTGGGATAGAACCACCCAGCGTATTTACACAATGGTCGAAGGCACCACCGAATGGTTACGGGAACCCTATTCACCATCAAAGGTGGGAGAACGCTGGTACCCATTCTTCTTATTGCCTTACCAAGTCGTTGATGGCCAGTTCGTTGGCCCAAGCTTAGTCGATCTCACAGAGCGCTTGCAAGAAGAGCATAACGAAGCTAGGGATCGCTTCAATCAACACCGAGATCTATGCATACCAGGATGGGTTGCATCAGCCGATATCAACGAGAAGACGATTAAGAAACACGCGGACTCACGATTTGGTGAGATCACCATTGTCGATACCGAAGGCAAACCCCTTAACCAAGTGATTATTCCTCGAGGGCACCCAAAGATTGATCCGATTGTTTACGACACCAGTGCTGTGCGTTATGACTGGGAACAAGTCACGGGATTGCAAGATGCTGCGCGCTCAACTGTAGTTAGGCCTAAGACAGCAACCGAGGCCAACATTCTACAAAGGGCCTTATCCGGACGCGTTTTTGAATTTAAAGACCAGATAGAGGATTGGCTACAAGAGATTGCCCAATACAGTGCCCAAGTCCTCTTGCAAGAGTTGACTAAGGAACAGGTAGAGCGTTATATGGGCGCTCCAATTACCAGAGCCACTATGGTTGATAGCAAGCTCACCATGAGCAAAGAGAAAACCTATGACTGGCCAAGCCTTACAAAGGAACGCATTTTTGACATGGTCGATCTGCGCATCAGAGCGGGCACTACTGGCGCACCGGATGGAATAGAGGAAAAAGAGGGTTGGCTCAAAGTGCTGCCCATGATTACGAATCTATCAATTCAGATTCAGAACCTACAAGCTAGAGGAATGGATTACGAACATATCCGTAATCTCCTACAGGAGACCCTCTTGCGGTATGACGATCGCATCGATTCAAATCTATTTATACCGAATGTCGAAAAGCAAGCGGAGGGTTATATCGACCCTAATTTAGGAATCAACATGTTTTCAGAAAGAAAGCTAAGGGCAATTGCCGAGCCCGGTCATGAGCGTGGTTTATTAAAAGAGGAGATGAGTAATGACGCAGGTAGCAAATGAGGTGAATGGTTTTAAATCAGAAGTGCTTACAGATGGAGGCCCATACCAGAGGGTGCAAGATCGCGAGGCCAAGAGGGAACGTGAACGCCTAGAAAAAGAGGCCAAAGATAAGCATGATGCTGAAAGTCATGCCAGAAATACGAGGGCAAGAGAAGATCGTAGGGCTGAACTAGCCCAGAAAGCAGCGACCAAATTAGCAAAGGAACAAGATGCCGAAAAGCAAAGGGCACAAAAATCTGAGCGTAAGAGTCAGTCCGCAAGCTTGCTTGATGATCTCAGTAAATCAAACCGTCTTAGTTCATCCCTTTCACAAATATCTGAGGATATTGAAGAGGGTGAGGAGTTAGGGGATTTTGAAGTCGAGCCAATCTTTGCGCCCATAAAGGGTGAGGTACTTGTACCTGCGGTTATGACTGCTCCAGAAAGTGGATCAGTACCCCAGTCTTATGACCTAGGCGAGATATTACCTACACCAGCTGCAATTACGGTAGAGGCGCTTCCACAGCCAGCTATTCAGGTTGAATCTGCTAAAGAATTCATTAATCGGGTTTTGAATCCTGGGTCTGCGGATTCAAGTCCTGAGAAGAATAACAAGCCCAATGAAGAAACTCCGGACGATATTAAATCCAAGAGGGGCCGCGAGCGCATGCAAAAGATCATCAATGAAAAGCACGACCTAGAGAAGCAGGTTGAAGATTTGCAATGCACTGTGATTAGCTTGCAAGATGTGATTCGCAAGTACGAGATTGAGAGTCAATTTGTTGACAATACTATGGCGCTCACAACCAAGCAGAAGAAACCTGCCGAGCTTGTTTCAGAGGCTAAGCATCAGATCATCAAGTACTTAAACTCGCGCGAAGATGAGGTTGATCATTCCGCTAAGGCCCAATGCTTTTATAAGTATCTGACCGATCCTTTTTATATGCAGGTCTTTGTACAGAACAACAAGCCAGAGCATTGGCAATCCATGATTGAATCCATTTACGATTCAATAGAAATGCAAGAGCCCAACTTCGCGAATACAAAGATCACGCCATTTCAGAGTCCCCAACCCATAAGGGCGCGAACCTCAACCCTTGGTGCTCCGCTGGCTAGCTCTGAAAACCCAATGGATCGCATCGCCCAGCATCTAGGCAATATGGGAATTTAGCCTTTTATTAAGAAAGACTAGGAAGAACTAGATTTAGGGTTTGGGAAAACCGTGAGAATGCATCTTCAAAAGAAGGTGCATTCTTGTCATAGACCATAACCCTAATAAATTCATCATATGTCTGCTTGGTTTTCGGATCAGCTTTGGCGTAATTCATTGCCATTTTGATTTCATCGATTGGGTCTTTTACAAAGGCAATATGCTGCTTGGCAAAGTCCAAGCTATCTTTTGCAATGACCTGAACTACCAACTTGCCAAGTAAGCCCAGATCTTTCTTGAGGAGGTTAGGATTCTTTTCGGCGATTTGATAAACATCGTAGAGATGACGTACTAAGGCGTTGTCTACCTTCTCACCAGTCTTGGCTAGTGACAGGGCTAGGCGTCGTGGGAAGGTAATGAGTTTCTCAGCCAGCGCTTCTCTCAAGTCTACGCATGGAATTGAGAACCGAGGGCCAGTATCCATGTTGGCCAAGGAGTCAAATAGCAGGGTGATGTCTTTATCTTGCTTTGGTAGTTGTAAAGGGCTGTAGCTTACTTCCAGCTTTAAATTTGCTCGCATACCTGGGCTTACTTGAAAGTATGCGGAGTACTGAATGTCGAATTCTATGAAGTTGTTATCACCCATTGCATTTCTTGTAATGAACTCTGATTTAAAGCCAGCAGAGTTCATCGCCGCCTCAAGATCGTTCTTAAGCTTGCTCATGCTTGAGCGGATTTTGCTCTTGGTCAATGCTTCTGAGGATTTTGGGATGGCTTTGATATCCACATCCTCGGAGACTCTATCTAATAGACCATAAGCCTTAGAGAGGCAGGTGCCACCACAAAAGATCAATTCAAAGTCTGGATTATTGATGGCGGCAAGCGAGGCCAGAGCATCAGTGACCATGAAATCTTTTTCTAGTGCGAATTCCGATATACCAAGCCCCAGCTCGTTAATTACATCCAATACTTGGAGTCTTTGGGTGTCGTTAATTCTTTTCATAGACTAGGCTACGGTTACCAACAGATAATTTGCGGCAGACCCGAGAGTTACCGATATTGAGGATAGGAAGCATAGGCACCTGAGTGCTGTCACCTTGAATGAGGGCGCGCATATCTTTGCCTACGTCAGCTTTAATATTCAGCTTTTTCATTACCTCAAGCCCGATATTAGTCAGGCTTTCATCAACTACTGGTTTTCCAGAGATAGAAGAGGGGCGCGTTTTTACATAAGTGCCGTACCCAAGGCGCATCAGCTTGCCTTCATCAGATAACTCTTTTACTACGCGACAGACTTGGCGATAGGTGCCAAACCGATTGAAGTTATCGCGCAAAAAGACCTTTTCCTTGGAATTACGTAGGCTGGCCAAAATGCGGTCTTTGGTTGTTGCTTTAGCCATCTTGGCCTCCTTTCTATATTGATGATTCGATTATACACAAAAATAAGACATTGATGTCCTATTTTTGTATAGATAAATATAGACTAAATAACATATATAACAGTAACTTATATAGTTTTTATAAGAATTAATAAAGATAGGTATGCATGGTTATTTTACCTCGCCATACCTTCCGTCAAGGGCACCCCAAAGGGGTGGCTTGCGCACCCTTGACGGCCACGACCTGAGAAACGCTCTTTTATGCCCAAAGTGGCGCAATGACGCATTGGGCATAAAGACCCATTGCGATGCCAACAAAAACCCCAGAAATATCCAAACTCCACACCAAGCACCCCAATAATGAATTCATGTGGTGAGAGCTAAACACTCAAGCTACTGCTTCAGATCTCCGCGTTAAAGCTAGAGTCGCGCCTAGCAGCGTAGCAATGGATAGTTTCACGCTCTATCACCCGGTATGAAGCCAAGGAATTTCACTAATAAACAAACAAATTGATAGGGGTGGCATATGCCAATTTCAAATACAGACTTGCAAGAACTGGCTAAGGTTTCATTAGATGAGTACTTACGTAATCTTCCAGTCGATCAAATAGCCGTAGAAAGACCTTTTCTTAAAAAACTCATGGAAGGACGGAAAAGCCTTTTAGGCGCAAAGCAGAATGTGGTCGAGAATATTCGCAAAGAACATGGCAGTAACTTTAGCTGGGCCTTTGGAGAGGAGACAGTCAAGTTCAATAAACGCAATACCACTGAGCAAGCGTCATTCCCATGGCGCAGGGCTGTTGATGGTCTGTATATCGACTATGACCGCTTATTCAGCAACGGTATCAAAGTGCGTGAGGGTGGGGCGCGAGGTTTCCAGTTGGAATATAACGAGCGTGTGCAATTGATCAATCTCTTGGATGAGCAATTAGAGGTCCTGAGAGAAGGATTCCTTAACAAGTTAGATCTAGAGCTTCACCGCGATGGCTCGCATGGCGCAGATGCGCTCGTGGGGCTTGATAGCTTAGTGAGCCTAGCGCCAAATACTGGCACCGTAGGTGGTATCGACCGAGCCAAAGCAAGCTACTGGCGTAACTACGCACTTAAAGACATCACCTCAACCACGCCAGGCAACTTAGTGGGCGAGATGGAAACCGCATGGCGTCAATGCATTAAGCATGGCGGTAGCCCTGATTTCATCATCGCGGGCGGCAAGTTCATTGATACCTATCGTAAGCAAGTCACCGTGACCCATATCGCTGGATCTGGCGAAACCAAGTACATCGATGCTGGTGTAGGGGCGGGCGTAAATACAGGTTTAGCCTTCAAAGGGGTAGAGATCATTTGGGATCCACAGTTTGATGAGTTAGACGCCATGGCTAATCGCACGGTGGAGTGGAGTAAGCGTTGTTACTTCTTGAATACTCGCTTTATGAAGTTGCGTGATGATGACTTGGATATCGTTGCCCCAATTCGTCCACACGACACGCTCGCCATGTACGCCATGGTGAACTTGCGCTGCGCCTTATCCATCTCACGAGCTAATGCCCATGCGGTATTGGCTATTCAATAAGGAGGGTCGGATGAATAACACCATAAACAAGAATGCGCTCATTCATAGTGACTTCCAAATTAAAGAGGTGGAGGCAGTGGTGCGCAGAGATGCATTTACCACTATTCATGTGCACGTACCGCCCTATGAGACCAATATATTGCGCAATCTCTTTGGGCGCGAGAACGTCACGGTGTTCGAGCATCCTTCAAAGACCACGATTACTCCAGAGCAAGAGTACGACCGCCTCTGTGCCAAGTACGGCCATGAGGTCGTAGCCAAAGTCTTTGGTGAAGATGATGGTGACCGCCTGATGGAGATCGTAAAGGGATTAATGGAGGGGGAAGGCGCTATCAATCTTGGAAAACAGGACAAAAAAACCAAGATATTTGAGCTCGAGGTTTCTGAGGCTCAGAAGGGAGTCAAGCGTTAGCAGAAACACGCTTTTATTGGTCGTCTTAATTTAACTGTGGCGTTACTTTGGGTATGTGTGTGGGTGTTTATTAAATGTGTCTGCGGATGTGCTTGTGCTTTAAGTGGGGCGCATATATTGCGCCCCTTCACATCACTCACCTTAGTCTGCACGTTAAAAAGGATTGATCTAGTTAAACACTGTAATTTTTTAAACCATTTGCTGTTATTCAAAAAATAATTTTATGCTCCCTATATTTACATCACTAGTACAAACTTTGGCTGTAAATGGCCTGAGCCTGTTAGCAGGGGCTGTTCAGGCAAAAGGCAAAGAGTTTATTGAGAAAAAAACTGGTGTTCGCATTCCAGATAATCCCAATCAGGAAGATCTCATTAAACTCAAGCAACTAGAGATTGAGCAAGAGCAACTTCTCTTGCAATACACGCTTAAACAAAAAGAACTCGAGATTGAGGAATCCAAGCTTTTAGCAGAAATGCATCGAGCCTCACAAGACAGTGCCACTAACCGCTGGCAATCTGACATGGTGAGTGATTCCAGGTTATCAAAGAACATCCGCCCTGGAACACTAGTCTACATTCTCACGGCGTACCTACTATTTGCATTGTTATCAGCCATGGGAATTGATATCAATGAAGCATACGTGCAACTTTTAGGAGAGTGGGGGCAATTAGTCATGCTGGCTTATTTTGGGGGTAGGTCGGTGGAAAAGATTTTTGAAATTCGGATGAACGCCTCTCGACATAAAGAGGGGGTTTAATGAGCTCAACAAGAAATAGCCTAGTTGGAGAGCAAGCTGCATTTTTACTAGATGTTTGTAATCTGATTCAATTTGCAACGAATGAGGGCTGGGTTCTGACTGGCGGGGAACTTTGGCGTTCCGCAGAACAGCAAGAAATCTACTTCAAGACTGGTAGATCGAAGACTATGAACAGCAAGCACCTCACCCGTTGCGCTATTGATTTAAATTTCTTTTGGAAAGGAAAGCTTATTTGGGATAGGGAGTTGATTCGCAACGTTGGTGAATACTGGGAAAGCCTCAGCCCTAAAAATAAATGGGGTGGCAACTTTAAGGGCTTTGTGGATGTACCTCATTTTGAAAGGGTGGCTTTACCTCTCTAATTTGTCGATTTTTGAAAAGAAGGCCAATATCACTGCTCACTGTATCAGTATTTTTAGTAATGGAAACCCTACAGTTCTACATGTTATTTATATCGATTTGTCAATCTCTTTTGGGCTCGATAAAGTTCAACTTATGAACACCAAAATAAATAACACTCCAGAAGAATGGATCGATCCAGACGATGCTCCAGAAATAACCGAAGAGGATCTCAAGCGAGGTATATGGGCGATCAACGGGCGAAAAGTTTCAGAGGCTGAAGGCAGGGCGGCTTTTGCTTCAAGGCTTAAAGATATTGCGGAGGCTCAAAACGGCACTTTGTCCAATAATGAACAGGAAAAGCCAAACTCTGGGTCTTAAATCTAAAGGGGAAGGTGGATGAGCCTGATCCCCGGCACTGGCAGAAATTGGGTTTGGCTGCTTCGTTCCCGACCTGACCAGGTTATCCAACCCACCATGCGGGGAGGCCCATCCAACTCCATTTTAGCTTGTTAGAATAGGACTTATGACATCTTTGGCCCTAGCCCGTTCGTGGCGCCCTAAAACATTCACGCAATTACTCGGTCAAGACCATGTAGTTAAAGCACTGAGCCACGCCTTAGATCAAGGTCGATTGCATCACGCATGGTTATTTACCGGTACTCGAGGTGTCGGTAAAACTACGATTGCTCGAATTATGGCCAAAGCCCTCAATTGCGTTGGTGAAGATGGCCAAGGCAAGATGACTTCTGAGCCTTGCGGTAAATGCGCAGCATGCACAGGAATTGATCAGGGTCGATTTGTGGATTATGTCGAGATGGACGCCGCAAGTAATCGTGGAATTGATGACATACGGGACTTGCTAGAAAAGGCTGCATACGCTCCAGCCAATGCACGCTATAAGGTATACATGATTGACGAAGTGCACATGCTCAGTAAAGAGGCATTCAATGCACTTCTCAAAACCTTAGAGGAGCCACCAGAGCACGTTAAATTTATCCTTGCTACAACTGATCCCCAAAAGATTCCGGTAACCATTTTGTCGCGTTGCTTGCAGTTCAATCTCAAGCAAATGCCCGTACCCCTCATTGTTGAGCACTTAGAAAAAGTCCTTGCTGCAGAAAAAGTCGATTACGAAACCAATGCACTGCGTGTCTTAGCAAAAGCAGCCCAAGGATCGATGCGCGATGCTTTATCTTTAACGGATCAAGCGATTGCTTATGCTGCTGGCAAAGTTTCAGAAGAATCCGTGCGCGGCATGCTCGGCACTTTGGATGATTCATACCTCATTCGGATTCTCGATTCTTTAATTGCTAAAGATGGTGCAACACTATTAGCCATTAGCAATGAGATGGGAGAGCGCAGTATGTCTTTCTCAT